TTTCCGTCCATGAAAGCATATGAACTATTGTAAATACCATCTCTCCAATTAATCATTCGGTCTGCGATCAATTTCTCATCTGAGAAGCCGCTTGCAATTTGTCCATAATCACCAGAGACACAAACCACACAATCTTTTCTTTCTTCTGCCAATTGAATCATTTTTGAAATTGCAATACGAGAATCAATTGGATGTCCTGGAATATAAGTCCAACCAGTTACAAAGAAATCTACGTCAATATCTTCTTTTGATTTGAACAATTCAATTGCTCTTAGGATATCATCTTCTTGTGTAGGATTGCCACCAGAACCACCAGCAAATCGTTGTGCTGAATAATCTGATATTCCTCTTTTGTTTGTATGATAAGTCACGAAACGTGTACCTGCTGTCTTTTCACCCCAATTATCACCCAAACTTTTTCCACCGAGAGGATGTGCCGCCCATTTAATCCATTCGGAAGTATTATTGACTCGAGTTACATAATATGTTGGTGCGCCAAAATCATCTCTACCATCTCTTGCAACAGATAGACTTGAATATGATTCGAGAACTTGTCCAACATTACCAGTAATTTTTCCACCATCATCAATTACCGTCACATGAACTTCGTCACAGTAATGACCGCCCATGTCTTGATTAACAACTCTTGCATTGTTTGATGTTGCTGGTGCTTGAGGATAAAGTTGAGCATATTTCCATTCTCGACTCCAGAATGTTGGTGTACTTGCTAAAACTTTACCAACAATTGGTCTGTCAATACGAACTTCTGCATTTGAAATGATTTCAGAAACTATAACTCTTTGACCAGTAATCGTTAATATATCACCAACAGATAATTGCTCTTCGAATACAGTATTGATACCATAAATTCTGTCAGTGTTATTACTAAAGTATACACGGCCCATCAAATTCATTGGTGAATTTCTTCTTGCACCATCTGAAAATTCTTTGAACTTACTTCGTTCACGAACCATAATCTTTGTAATATTTTGAGAAATGACAAGTTCTTGTACACCGCCATTATCAACAGTTGGTACACTACCATATCCTTCTCTGTTAACATATGCAATATGTCCGTTTAGAGGATCATAACCTTTGAGAAGCATATTGTACACACCCGCTTCTGGACCACCATGTACTGTAAAGCTTAATACTTTTTGTTCTGCTTCAAATGAATAGTCTCCAAGCCAGGTATTTGGACCTGAACTAACTAGTGGGTACATATTTGGCACGCCAATTTGCACATTCTCAAATTTCACATAAAACTTGTTATTGTCAATGAGTTGTAATGTAACCGTATTCAATGCCAGTCCATTAACTTCATTTACTGTAAGTGTTTCTTGTGGTGAATTTGCAAAACACATATCAACTTTGATTGAGTTGCCAAGGTCGCCAGGATATCTTGCAATCCAAGCACCATAACCCAAATCTTGACCAAACTTGACACCACCTTCTGATGGATCTTTAAGTCCGCCCTCTTCTAAGATTAAACTTTCTGCATAATTTGCATCATTATAGATCAATAGCTGTTGTCCCATTGAATTATAACCAAAAGTTGCGTTCCTTGCGCTATCATTATCTACAACCCTTACAACATTAGCAGTTTTTCCATACTGCAAAAAGTTATATACATTAAACCATTCAACATAATTGTTATTCACTGGTTTTCCAAACTGTTTAATAAATTCATTTTCACTTGTAATAAGAGTAGGAATCATGGATGGTCCCCAGTTAAATCGTCCAACAACTCCTGCAATGCTAGTTAGCGCCAGCTTATCAGGACGAATAGATTTGTCAATCTCATTCGTGACGATTCCCGGAGATAGAGTAAAATCTGCCATATCAGTTCCTTTAACTTGAATTATTTTAAAAGGTAAACCACGAAAAAAATAAATTAAAAATAATTAATTTTATTAGTTTAGAAATATTTATCAATTTTGAAGTTTTAAAGACCTTCAAATAACCAGGCATTTTGTTTAAGAATTTCAATTCTTTCTTCTTCAAACGGATCTCGTTCTTCTTCTGGAACGTATTCTTCCACACCATCATCCAAAAATCCAAAAGGTAAATAATTTTCTTCATTTTCATTTTCCACAATATTTGTCCGCATGTTCATATCATAAGTATCTTTAAAATATTGTTCATCGGACATCCAAGCAAAAAGAACTAAAGTCATTACACAATCATCATGTTTACCATTCTCTGCTTTATATGAACCAGACCTTGCATCAACTGAGAATGTTAAAAATTCACCAATGGTATCAGCATCATTCACTAAAAGTTGTTCATTCTCAATTAGCATTTTTAAATTTGAACAGCCAATTCTTTTAATTCTTGGCGTTGTTGTTACACCATACTTCGCTCTTTTTTGAAATCCACTTGACAAAGTAGTTTTTAATTCTTTTTTTACAGTGGTGAATAAATGATCATATTCCAAATCTTGAAGTAGAACATCTGTAATTTGTGAACCTATATTGTTTTCTTCAACAAGAACATATGCTTTGTTGTATTGTAGTGCCGCATTATGAATGATTCTCGCATAGATAATTGGCTGAATTGTGTTGTCACGATAAACAGCAACAACCTTAAATGGTTTTGTTGAAACATCAATCACAGAGAAAACAGAGTAGTCTTGTTCTCTACCTTTTGATACATCAGCAACAATTACATAATTGTGTTCTTCTTGAACTTCTTCGTAAATTTTAATATCATCAAGAATTCGTGATGGCTTCATGATTGCCATCTCTTTCAATTTTGTTGATGAAATTAAAGTTGCTGTACTACCAAGAAACTGGCAACAATGTTCAACAAGAAACTTTTCTTCTCCAAACTGTGCAATTGTTTTTTTCTTCCATTCGTCATTACGATCTGGTCTTTGATACCACATGACTTTATATGGAATAAAGTCATTAACTCCAGCCTCTGCTTCCGTCCAAAATTTGTAGAAATGATTCAATCCTTTTGGTGTTGAAGTCATTACAACCTTTGAAGAAGTACCAGATGAGATGGTAGGATAGGTTGCAGACCAAAAGGTTTCAAAGTTATCAACGAATGCGCACTCATCTACATACAATAGATTGATTGTTTCACCACGAATACTATCACCAGTCGAAGCTGAAACCATCACCATACAACCATTTTCAAGTTCAATTGAATTCACATTCCAAGACATCACTCCCTGTTGCATCCACAAAGGAATGTGTTCATATGCTTGTTTGATTAAACGTAAACTCTTTCGTGCAGTCTTTGTATAGTTTGCTAAGATTGCTACATTCTTTGAGCTATTGAATAATATATAATGTAAAATATATCCACAGACAGTTGTAGTTTTTGAAATCTGGCGTGCAGATAATACAATTGTATTTCGATTATCATGGACTAAATTGATGATATCTTTTTGATAGTCCCACAAATCAATAATTTGTTTACCTTGATCAATTGTAATAATATAAAAATAATTATTGAGAAAATAAACTACATCATCTCGGCAACGAAGATATTCCTCTACATGGTCTCTTGTAAAAGGTATCTCTTGACCGACTCGTTTTAATTTAGGATTATTTTTATAATTAAGTACTGGTACTGGCGCAGACATAGAATCACCTTTTTAGGAATGAATAAATAATATAAGTTATTTTAATATTTATTTCAACCAAGGCTTTAATGTCAAAAGCAAATATACATTTTAATCATTATCAATATCAAGGAGAGCAGGACCTAGTACAGGACTTGCATGATGAGATCATACAAATTGTAGGCATCAATATGTCTTATCTACCCAAAGAACATTTCAATTATGATCTGATCATGGGTTCTGATAATGACCAAAGATTTAATCATGCCTACCTGATTGAGATGTTGATGGAAGAAACTGATGGCTATGTTGGTCAATCATTACTCGGTAAGTTTGGTTTACAAATTGAAGAAACAATGACCTTGATTGTTTCAAAAAGAAGGTTTGATGAGACAGGTATTCCAGACCGAAGGCGACCACATGAAGGTGACTTGATCTATATGCCAACAGATTCAAGATTGTATACAATCACATATGTTGATTATCAGCAACCAGGATTTATGCAAGCTGGTATCTTTCCTAACTATCGGCTATCATGCGAATTGTATACACCGAGCCATGAGCAGATTGAAACGAATGTTAAAATAATTGATCAAGCAGACCAAGAAATTTATAGTCTTGACATACCTCTTGAAAACATTACGGGTAAGTTTGCAAGAAATGAATTTGTTGTTGGTGAGAAATCAGGATATAAAGGACAAGTGCATAAGTTTATGCCAAGAAAGAAAGTTCTTTCTGTTCGTAACCTGAATGGTTTGTTTGAGCCAAATGAAATTATAACAGGTGACTCAAGTGGTGCAACTGCAAATGTTAATTCAATTGTTGAACATTTGTCAAATCAAAATGAAGAAATTCAAGCATTGCAAACAAACAATCAATTGCTTGATGAAAGCACAACACTTGTTGAATGGGATCCAAATAATCCACTAGCATAACAGAGATATGTTTTTTAGCAAAAATGTTGATGAACAAGACCAGTATCACCAAACAATAAGAAATCTGGTTGTTGTTATAGGATCATTGTTTTCAAAAATGGTTCTTGTTCGTAAGAATCATAAGTCAGGTGATATTGAAGAAAAGATTGTAGTGCCAATTAGCTTTGCGAATCGTGATAAGATGCTTACTTTAATTCGTGAGGCACCTGCTGTTGAAGATAAGAATACAAATTTAACACTACCAAGAATTGGATTTTCATTTGATGGTTTGTCTTATGATGGTCAAAGACAATTACCTAAAACAGGTGGTAGAGGACGACCAACAAACGAACAAAAAAACAAAAAAGATGTGCTTGTAATGTACAATGGAGTGCCGTATAATTTTGAATTTACAGTATCCATTCTCGCTAAATATGCAGAAGATTTAACACAACTTGTTGAAAAAATCTTACCGTATTTTACACCAAATTTAAATGTGACATATCGTGCAATACCTGAATTAAGTATTGACATTGATGTGCCTATCATGTTGAATGGTGTAACATGGACAGATCAATATGAAGGCTTGCAAGAAAGAAGATTACTTACCGCCGACCTTGCTTTAACAGCAAAATCATATATCTTTCCACCGATTAAAGATTATCCGAAAGTAAATACAGTATTTGTGGAGACACATACTTTAGGAAAAATCGGAAAAGAAGATTTGCAAAAATCTCGTAAGAAAGCCCTTTATCTTGAACAACGAATGCCGATTGCTACTGAAACTTCTGGAAGTTTACAGGATGAAGAAGCAAGTTCTGCTTTGAATGATCCTATTGCAAATGAGCATAGCTTAGTTAAGATTTATGGTTATGATGAAAATGATGACTTTGGTTTCAAAACTTTTGTCTATGATGGCTCAAACTATGACCAAGAGCATGAAAGAGAAGAGGCTTGGAAAAAAGAAAACCTATAAAGGAGAACTAAAATGAATTTATTTTTGAAATGGTGGCTACTCATCACACTCACACTCACAGGTTTAGGTGTTGCAACCTATTTTAACTTTTTGAATTTCATGTATGTGCATGACTTTACAAAACTCTCTGTTGCAATTCTAAGTATATTCGCCGCCACCAGTGTTGTGATTGGATATAAATTATGGAAAAGTTCAGTTAAAGGAGACGAAAAATATACTTATGATCGGGAATGGTTTGTGAGTGAAATGGTAATTACTTTAGGCATGATTGGAACTGTTATCGGATTTATTTACATGCTGTACTCAGTTTTTTCAAATTTAAATATCAACGATACTTATGCCATTCAGGAAAGTTTAACACAAATGGCAAGCGGTATGGGTACAGCATTACTTACAACATTGGTTGGGTTAGTAAGTAGTGTTCTTATTAAAAGTCAACTGGTAATGGTGGAATCATATGTTAAAGTACAGTAGTAATCTTGCATTTATTGATCTTCTTTTCAACTTAATTTTGGGATTTGCATTCCTTTTCATCGTTGCATTTCTTCTAATTAATGATCCAACGGAAACAGC